TCGGCGCACAGCCCAGCCCGAGTCCGCATCTGTACCCGGTCCGGGTGCTGGCTGGGCACGAGGCGGCCAACAGACGCATCAGGACGGCGTGTGAGCGGCACATGCACCACCTGACGCTGGACGATCGGTGGTTCGATCACAGCGAATGGGACGCCTTTCAGCGGACGCTGAGCGAGCTCCACGTGATCGGCTCGCACCAGCTGAGCGGTCAGCCGCTCAAGCTCTGTGCCTGGCAGTCATGGGTGTACGGGTCCATCCTGTGCTGGAAGTGGAAGACCGGCGACCGGGCTGGCGGGCGCGTGTTCTCGAGCTGCTGGGTCGAGGTGGCTCGAGGGGCCGGAAAGACGACAGCCTCTGCCGCGCTGTTCCTGCACCTTGCAAGGCAGCACAACGATGCGGACTTCGTCTGCCTGGCCAACACGCTCCAGCAGTCCGAACAGGCGTTCCGGTCGATCGGCCGGTTTGCGATCGACGCCTGGGGAGACGATCAGGACGAGGACCCGGACGTCGCCAAGAAAGCCCAGTTCAAGGTCCGGGACCGCTACATCAAGTGCCTGAAGAGCAAGTCCATGATCAAGACCCGGGCCGCTAAGAGCCACACGCTGGACGGTCTGGACTGTCTCGGGTACCTGGTCGACGAGTCGAGCGAGCAGACCAGCGACTTCCTCGACAAGATTGAATCCGCCCTAGGCAAGTCGCTAGGCACGTTTATGCTGTCCATCACGACCCCAGGCGGCACCAACCTCGGCCGGGAGAGCCCGTACTACCAGAAGGTCAAGGCGGCCCATGCGGCCTTGGAGCGTGACAACTGGGACACCAGCACGCACTTCGCAGCCCTGTTCGGCATCGATGACGACGACGACATCCACGACGAGTCCTGCTGGATCAAGGGGCAGCCCAGTCTGGGCCACGTGATCCCGTTCGACACGTACCGGGAGATGCTGAACAACTACACGCTGCAGGGGCGGCTGGGCAGCTTCGAGCGGTTCCAGCTGTGCCGGTACAGCACCAAGTCGGCAGCGTGGCTACCGGAGGGGCTCTGGGAGAAGGCCTCAAGGCCGATCGAGATGCCCGGCCTTGACGATGTCGTGGTGGCCGCGGTCGACTTCAGCAAGTCCTTCGACCTCACGAGCTGCTGCTACATGTGGTGGCGAGGGGATCGGCTGCAAGTCCGGTGGCATCACTGGGCCATTCGCAAGCCCGACAATGAAGGGAAACGGGACTATCAGAAGCACCTGCACAGCTGGGAGGACCTTGAGAACGTCACGATCTGCGACCACTCGGTCCAGTATGACTCGGTCTATGACTTTCTCTGGCAACTGAAAAGCCGATGCCGTCGGCTGGCACGTATTGGATATGACGCCCTGGGAGGCATGCAGACCATGCTGAACAGCTGGGGGGACGTCGACGAGAAGTACAACCCAGAGACGCAACTGCCGATGTTCAAGGTCCCCCAGACCATCACGACCATCGGACCGGCCACTTACCTGGTCGAAGGGTTCCTTCGCAGCGGCCGGATTGACTTGCAGGACTGCCCCGTGGCTGAATATGCTCGAACCAACGTCGCCATGGAAACAAACGTCAATGGCGACCGAAGACCTAGCAAAGCGCGGTCAGGTGGTATAATCGATCCCGTAGTTGCTATGTGCATGGCCGGGCATTGCCTTTCCGTCGAAGGCATGCAAAAGCCGGGGGCGTACCAAGACGGTCTGGACATCGCCATTTGAATCTTCGCCGACTCTTTCAGTGGCCGAAGGTCAACCGCGGCGGCGGCGCCGGTGCGGATGGCGTCTGGTGGCCGACTTATCCGACGGACCGTGCGGACAGCGTCCAGCACTTCGCGACCTATCCACCGAGGGCGATGCGGCTTCCGGCGGTCCGCCGGGCTGTTGGGGCGATCTCGGGCGACCTTGCCCGGGTGCCCATCAAGGTGCAGGGCTGGGTCGGCGATCACTGGGAAGACTTGGGGCGGACGCCTGAGTTCATCGCACTGAACGAGCAGTCCAGCGAGTTCCACACCGCGAACGAGTTCAAGCGATGGACGTTCTCTCAGGCCCTGCTCTGGGGCAACGCCTTTGCGTTGATCTCGAAGCGTGGCCGTGACTTTGACAAGTTCATTCCGGTCGACGCTTCGAGCGTGACGTTGAACCGGGCGACTGACGGGACGTGGTACTACCACACGTCCGACTACGGCGACGTCGCCCCGGAAGACATCCTGCACCTGCGCATGCCGGCGTACGTGCGGCAGCTCTGGGGCGACTCGCCTGTAGTCGATGCCGCCCGGTCGCTGGCCTTGAGCAGCGAGCTCGAGACGGCCGGCCTCGAGCAGTACCGCATGCCGGGCATGGGCAAGATCTCGATCACGACTCAGGAGGCCATCGGCGCCGAGTCGGTCCGGGCCATGCAGGACGCGTTCAAGTCGGCACACGCTGGCGCGGAAGGCATGCTGCGTCCCATCATCGCCCAGAACGGGGCGACGGTTGGGCAGGTCGGTCGATCGCTGGTCGACCAGGAATGGATTCAGGGTCGTCGTCAGGCCATTGAGGACATCGCCCGGGTCTACGGCATTCCGCCCTACGTGCTGTTTAGCGAGTCGTCTGCGTCGTTCACGGTCGAGCAGGCCCGAATGTACGCGGACAGTCTCTCGGCCTACACCGATGCCTGGGCTGCTGAGATGAGTTCCAAGTTGTTCCCGGGCCAGCCGACCCGGCTTGCGTTCGACACGACCCGACTGATGCGAGGCAGTTTCAGCGAGTCTATGGGCGCCTACAAGGACGCCGTGCAGTTAGGCGTGATGACCCCGAACGATGTCCGGCGTGAGTTGGGCCTGCCGCCGATCGATGGTGGCGACCAGATGTACGTCGGTCCGAACATGAAGACTGGAGGCCAAGATGCCGAAGCTGGAAACGCGGCGGATGGCGATTCGCCTCTGCAAGGATGAGGAAAAGCGGATGGTGTCCGGGGTCGCGGTGCCGTACAACTCGGCGTCCCATCCGATCCCCGGGTCCGCCCGGACGTTTCGCGAGGTCATGGCGCCGGGCGCTCTGACCTATGACGAGTACACCGTCATGCTCGTGCAGCACGACCAGGACGGCGTACCGTTGGCCCGTGTCGGGGCCGGGACTCTTCGATTCCGTGAGTCCCCGGACGGGCTGCAGTTTGAAGCCGACCTTCCGGACAGCCGGGAGGACATTCACGAAGCGCTGCGTCGCGGCGACTTGGACGGGTCCGTCAGCGTCGGCATGTACGTCGACGACGACGAGTGGACCCATGGGAGCGACAGTTCGATGCGGAAGGTGACACGGGGTCGCCTGGTCGAACTGTCTTTGGTGACAGCCGGAGCGTACGAAGGCGCTCGCGGCGAATACGGAGGTGGCCGCGATGGCTGATCTCGTTTCGATGCGTGCCGACGCCGCTGAGCTTCGGCAGAAGATCGACAGCATTCTGTCGATCGATGGTGAGCTGACCACCGAGCAGGTGTCGCAGCTCGAGTCCGCCGACAAGGAGTTCCGCAAGCTGACCGAGCAGGTCAAGAAGGCGGAAGCGATCGAGTCGGCCCGTGAGTCGCTCGCGACCCCCAGCTACGAGTTCCGTGGCAACGACCGCAAGGTCCCGGCGATGGACAGCCGCAAGCAGTTCATCACCAACCTCAAGGCCGAGATGCGTTCGCCCGGTTCGGCTGAGAAGCGTGCCCAGACCTTTGGCGACAGCGGTTCCCCGGGTTCGGCCTGGGATCTTCTGCCGGTCGACCTGCAGAGCGAGATGGTTCGTCTGCTCGGCAACGTGTCGGCGGTCCGTCAGGCCGCGACCGTTCGTGCGTATCCGAACGATGTCGAGGTGCCTCTCGTCGCTGCTCGTGCGACCATCACCGCTACCACCGGTGAAACCGTCGCGTACGACAACTTCGACCCCAGCTTCGACAAGCTGCGGTTCCGTGCGTTCAAGTCGGCGGCCCAGACGCTCATCACCGAAGAGGTGCTGAACGACAGCCGTGGCGGCATCGTGGAC